TTAAGTTCAAAACACTTTTTTGGATCGTCTTGTTTATCTTCTTCCCATTCATACTGCTCATAGGCTTTTTTGGTATACCTATAAGCAGTAGATTCTGGGATGTTAGATTTCATTAATGTAGTTACTACATCATTTCTATCTAAGTCTTGACGAAATAAAGTTAAGGCTAGATTGATTGCTTCTTTTCTATCCATCTTCCAAGTCCATAGTTAATTTTTGAAAACCTGGAATGTCATCAAAATAAGGATTTTCGTGACTTATCTTTTCAAGTCTATCCATAACGTGACGTTGGTACGCATAGGTATGGCTTGCTAAATGATTTATAAGACGAATAAAAATTAACTGATGTTCTTCAGTTAATTCATTAATATGGCAATCCATAGTGATAAAATATTTAGCCATTTTAGTTAGTCCATTGAAAGTTGTAATTCTGTAAGAGAATATCTCTTACTCTTTCCCTGTCTAAACTATCGCCACCACCCCAGGTGTAGTTGGTTCGTAATAATCTTGCATTTTCTAAAAGGCTTTTATATTTTTTAAAGGCCTTTAATACGTCATCACGTTCAACAAATTTGTTGTTGATAATTGGGTCGGCTAGTGGATATATACCACCTTGGCCGTAAAAGTCTAAAACATAATTAATGAATTGACTTTGAGAATTTTCAGAAATTTTCATTTTTGGTAAGTTTTAAATCTTAGTCCATTACTATATTACATGAGAAAATAATAATTGTAAATAAAAAAATTCTCATTTTCATTCAATAAAATTGGCCTTTAATGCAAACACCTGGTACGCTTAAGTTACATTCATTTTTAAAAAATATGCGAAATTTCTTAAAAGTCAGTAGTAGTAAGGAAATCACTATCAAGTTAAGTAGTGAGCAGTTATTTTTTATTGTAACTTGTTTATTAAAATTAATAAGACTAGATAAAAATAATTTTAAATATAATTATAGAATTTACAAAATTATTGATAAAATTAGTTGCAAGTTGTTTATTAATGTGTAACACTAAATATTGAGAGTTTACCTTATTCACTCTCACCAATAAAAAAATGTCAACAACAACAACAACTAACCAGGTATCATCTCCATATGCTATCTATGAGAATGAAACAAAAATTGCCTGTATTCCCTATGAAGTTTTAAGAGTCGCAAGTCAATTTGTATATAAAGACTATTCAAAACAACTTTTAATGGGTGTTCATTTAAAAGTTGAAAATGACGAAATAACTGTTGCATCTACTGACGGTCATAGATTATTTTATTTTAAATTCCCTAATAATCAATTAGGCTTTAAATTAAATAAAAATATTACTATTCCAGGTGCAGTATTTAAAAGTCAGATTAAACAGGCAACTAAAGTTTTAATAACTGATAATTTAATTACTTTCATGAATGAAGAAATTTTTCTTTCAAGTGTTCATTATCAACAAATAGAGGGAACTTATCCTAATATTGAACAATTAATTCCTGATTCTTTCACTAATAACTTTGAAAAGGAATTTTCCTTTAATTGTGATTACATAGGACAATTCTGCAACCAGGTAAAAAGATTATCTAAAGAAAAGTCAATTACTTTTAATGGTAATAAACCCACAGCACCATTTGTAATTACTGCAACTTGGGATGTTAAAAACCCGTTTGAAACTTTAGAGGGATTTAATCCGATTTTAAATTATTTAATAATGCCTATTATGAAAAGAAAATAAAAAATTTTTATATTCCAGGTTGTTTTATTTCTTCTCTTGTATTACAATAGAAAGCAAGAGAAGATTTTTTTTTTATTCACTTCTCATTAAATAAAATGAATTTTAATTATTTATCTGTTGAAGAATCTAATGATTTATCTTTAGCAAAACAAATTGAAACGATTTCTTTAAGACATATCGAAGTTTTAGAAAATGATTTAAAAGAATTTAATTTTATTATTGATTTTCTTAAACAACATGAAAATAAAAAGATAGATAAAAGAAAAGTTGAAAAGTTAAATGAATTATTGCATAGACCTTATCACAATACACAATATGGAAGAATTTTAGACTCTAAAGGTTATTTCATAAGGGAATCTGGTAATATGATTTATTTAACCAGGTTAGATTACAGTAACTCAGAAGGCAAATATGGATTAAATATTTTAATTGGATATGATAAAAACAAAGTTATTAATATTAAAAATATTTTAGAATATAATCCCGCATATTCTAGAAACTTACGAAGTCAGATAAGTAAATTATCAGTCCAGGTAAACTATAGAAAGTATAGGAAGTTAGCTAAACATTTTCAAGAATTAAACAATGTTATGTATGAATTTAATAAATTATTAGTTGAATATCCCGACAATATTTTAGAAGAGATAGGAATAAAAGAATACAAAACTAATTGAACCAGGAGCAAAAATGATGAATGAAGAATTAGAAGTCTATTGTGTTTCTAAACGTCACTATGTGCTTCGTTTTGAAAACCAGGAAGAAAAAAACGAATGGTTAGAAGAAAGAAATACTAATGATATGTTTTTAGAATATGAGACTGAAGAATGGAATGACGGAAAGAAAGAAGAAACAGAATATAGATAATTAAGTAAATATTAAATTATTAAAGATTATAAACTCTTTCTCTTGTGTAACAGTAGAAAAGGGTTTATAATGTCTATTAAGGGAAGAAAAATTTTTTAACACTTCCTACCAAAAAAAAATGAAAGTATTAACTATTTATTTACTGTCTTTAGTTTTCTTTGTTAGTGCTGGTCAGCATATGGCTAACAACATTAAGGAAAGTCTCCAGGAAAAAACAAGTAGAATAGATTCCGTTCTATCTTCTTATTCTGTTTATTTACAAAACAAATAAGATGATAAAATTAATTTCTTTCTTTATTCCGCAAATTAACTTTGTTGTTGATAACTTCAATGACTTCTATGATACTCTCCAGGAAGAGACAGAAGAATTTATAGAGAGTTTAGATTCTTACTATTTATCAGGTTTACTAAACTACTCTATAGATGGCTGTTTATCTTATGACAATGCAGAGCAATTATTAGAGGAACATGATGTAGTAATCGATGATTATTTAGATGATACTAAAGATTATGATTTATCAATTATTAATCTTGTTGATTATCTAGGATACTAAAAACAAAATCAAAAACAAATTATTAACTCTTTCTCTTCCAGGAAGAGTTATTTTTTTATGTCATAAAATAATTATTGCTATGTGATTTTTTTGTTTGGGTTTTTTCTTTTCTTTCTTGTTGTCTTGTAAATAGTTTATCTTTCTATTTTATTGGTACGGTTGCCAAGTTCCCAACAGTTCCCAGGGAAAAAAGACAATGTGATGTAAGAAAAAATTATGAACAAAAAAAAATTATGTTGTTGGGCTGTTCCCGTTCCCGATCTCCTACCCGTTTCCCAACTTCCAGGTGCTGGCAATGGGTGGGGGT